CATCGTTTGGTGTAATAACTCTTTTGAATACTTTAGTAATACCATTGACAACAAGTTCTCTCTTAGTGATTGTATAGTTAATTAGTACGTTGTTGGCATTAAAATTTGGTATTTTCAGCCTATTAGGGAATCCTTGTGCATTATAAGGTGACGCAAAGTCAACGTCATAAATGTTTTCAAAAACAATACCCGCACCACTTACTTGTGAACCTCTTGTCAATACACCCAAATATCTTTCATCTTCTTTATCCCCAAATGCTGTCACAGTGATTGAAAAATCAACCAATGCAACTGAGGGTCTTTGACCTGGAAGTTTTAATCCGTAAGTTCTGGCAATATTATAAATGGAAGACCTTTGTTGTGCATATTGTAATACAGTTTCTTGAATACTTCTATCAATGTGATAGTGAAGGTTGTCAGCAACTGCCGCGTTCAAGTCTAAGAATACAGAGAATACTGAAGCGTCGTTGAAATCTTGAATTAACTCAGGATAATATGTTCTTACATAGTTAAGTAACTCAGTTCTTATTCCCTGATAATCTCTGGTAGTATATGATATTGTACGATTTGCCATTTATATTAAATATTGATAATAACAAAATCACTCTGTGAAAAAGTGTTTTTATCGGTTGAGTAGTCTATTCTTATTTTTGCAGTGTATTCTGATGTTCCTTTACCAGGAAATCTATATATTGAAGATTCACTTGTTCCAACAAAATTTTGTCCTGTAGCAATATCAAGTTCTTCTTGTGGGTCTGCGGGAGAAATTGTAATGTTGTTCAATAATAAGTTTGGCATAAATAATGACACCGCGTCTCTTATGTCTGATTCAATTGCACTGAAAGTAAGTCCATCAAAAGGTTCAAATAAAAATTCGTACAATCTTGTACCAAAATCCGGCAAATAATATCTTGAACCCTTTCTGGTCAACAACAAATGAATCAAATCGGCTTTGATTTCTTGTGCTTCTAATTCTGTAAGTTCTAAATAATCCCCCCTTCTCGAATCTCTGAAAGGGAAATTAATACCATAAGTTATACCATCTGCCATATCTCATAAATATACTTCGTTTATTTTTTTAATAAAGTGGTATTGTTTTTTTGAGCTTTTGGTTCGTATGGACAGTGTCTACACCCATTTCCACAACAATATCCTCTTTGAATATGGTATTCTTCTGTAAAAACTTTTCTTCCGTCTTCTATATAAAAGTGAAAAGGGAGAAGTTGTTGCTTCTCCCTTTTTATATCTTGTTGTTCCATCCTATACAAGTGTTACTTCACAAGCTCCACCAGCACATGCAACTTCTCCACTTAAATCTGTATCGTCTTCCAACTCAACAATTTTAGATAAGTCTACATCATGAAGTGTCTTCATTAGTTCTTCGTACTTTTCTTTTGTACAATCTTCAAACGGTGCTTGAATGTAAGTACCTCCATCATAAGGTAATACTGATAAACCATTGTAATACTCGCGGTTTTCCCACATCCACTCTCCAACAGCTGGCCACTCGTGCTCTCTGATTGAAATTGTTGCAGACACGTTATGAGCATTTGAACCACTTCTATGACCTGGTTTAATCCACTCTTGTTGAACTTTTTTCACTCTCTCCAATAATTGAATTGGTGATTCGTTTCTTAAGATAGACCCTTCAGGTGCTTTTTGTGGTATACCAATAACCGCTGTATCGTGAGGTCTGAAGTATTCATCTTCAACTAACTCAGAATGGTTTTCATTTAAGTAAGTATAGATTGATTCGTTTTTACCAACTCTAACTCTTCTGATGTAGTAATCATTATGCCAAGCGTGAATACCTGATGATGTACCTAATGTTAATGAAGTTGTTCCTGCAGGTTTTACGGTTGTTGTTCTTGCAGCTGCGTTAATACCTAACAATTCAGCAACTCTTTTGTTTTCTTCTTTAACAACTTTTGACGCCGCTTTCATATCTAACTTTAAAACCGCACCTGAACCAATACCTGTCATTGAGATTCCAATTAAAGCATCTTTTTCAGTTGTTCTTTGCCAAATAGGTCTTAAGTAGTGGAAGTTAGTATAACCCGCTTGTAGAGTTCCTAAGAACGATGCTGCTCTAACTCTATCTTCATAATCTTCTTGTGATACTACATTTGAAACGTTTACCTCTGTTAAGTTACAGAATTGGAATGGTCTCAATGCAATTTCACAACATGGGTTTGTACCCCAATCTTTATCGTTTGATAAGTAAATTCCTGGCTCACCAGCTTTACTTAATTCAATCTTTTTCCACAAATCCATAAAGTATTCTTTATCGATTTTGTGTCTCATTAAACTTACAGAGTTATTAGCTCTACCTCTTTGAGGATTTGTTTCCCACCAAGCTCCGCTTTTACAAGCAATCATTTCATCATCAGACGCTGAGAATAATGAGATAAGTGCCGCTCTTCTAATACCGCCCGCCAATACTGCATCTGCAATATGACAAACCATATCATGAACTTCAATTGGTCTTAATTTTTCACCATCTTGTTTTGAATCTAAAATTCCTTCTAACTTGATAAGACACTCTTTCAATGGTTGAGGACCAGGTGCTTTACCACCTGAAGTTACTAATCTAGCTCCTTTTGGTCTGATGTCACTGAAATCGAATTCGATGTGTGAACCACCAAAGAAATAAGATTTAACCAATACTTTAATCGCATCTGCCCAACCTTCAATTGAATCCGCTACCAACCATCTTCTACCTCTTTCTTTATTTGGTTTTCTGATTTCAGGTAATAATTCAACGTGATGTTTTTGTACAGAGTAACCAACACCTGTTCCGCCTAAAAGTAAGAACATGATTTCAGAGAATACTCTCCAATCATCAATCGGTGCGAAGGCACAGTTGTAAATTCTGTTCGGAGAAATCTCAATAGGTTTTCCAGCAAACTGCATTGACCTCATTGAAGGCAATACTTGTTTTTTGTAAACATACATGTAGTTCTCACGAATTTCTTTTTCTAATTTAGGATATTGCTTGATATGCATCTCCATGTTTCTTGTGACTAGCTCTTGCCAAGTCTCTCTTCTCTTTAATTCAGGAATGTACTTTGCATACTTCATGTACACTGTAATGTCCGATAAAATTCTGTTTGAAATGTCCATTTGTTTAAATTTAAGTATAGGTTTTTTATCAAAAAATCGTCGATTTTAATGATAAATATGCGGTCGTATACTAATCGACTTTAATTTTTATTAAAAAAAAATAAGTTTTTTTTCAGAAAAGTAGATATTTAATTAAGGTAATTTTGCACCTTGTTCTCTTTGTTTTCTTTTCTCTAAGAGCTCCTTAACTCTATCTCGTTTTCTTTCTTCTTGTTGCTCCTCGAAACCTAAGAATGTTACTGAACTTTCAGTATCAATTTCGAGAAGTTCGTTGTTGAATTTACAATTTTCAAATACAACTCCGTCCTTACCAAGACGTGATTTTGTGATGGCAATCGTTGCTAAATTCATCTCCTTTTGTTGAAGACTTTTAGCTACAGTAATGATTACGTGTCCAACTTGAGCTTTCTTGATTGAACCACCCATTTGGTCAGTAGTCACAACATCAGATGATATTGAACTTCTATTTCCTTGGGTTGCTGTCCAGCCTGCGAGGTTAAGTTCATGACACATAGCTTCAAACCCTCTCATAACTGAACCTTCAGCTTTCCACTCATCTTTAGCACTTGATTCAGGTAGTATACAATCAATATAGTCTACTAACACCAAATCAATTTTTGTACCGTCAGCAATCATTTTTCTGACTTGGTTTTTAATTTGATTCATGGTCATAGTATCAGAAGCCAATTTTTTTAAAATTAACTTGTTTTTCATTGTTTCTTGAATCTCGGTAATTTTATTCAATACCTCTTCTTTGTGTAGTGCTAAATTATCAGGTTCAATACCTGTCCATATTGTGAAGTGTTTTCTTTGTACAATCTTTGGATTGTCTTCGAAGAATATCTGAAGAACGTTATAACCCATATTAAATGCGGTATTAGCAATTTTAGTTAAGATGGTAGTTTTACCCACACCTGTTGGTGCAAGAATAACTCCAATCTCTCCTTTAGCCAAACCACCTTTAAGTAAGTTGTCAATACCTGCAATTCCCATCGGTATTGGATGTCTGTAATCTTCGTCCAATACTGTGTCAAGTCCACTAAAAATATCTGATACGTTTTTCTCAATCTCTCCAACCTGTAACGCCTCTCTAACTAATCCTTCTACTTTATCATAAGATTCAAAGTCACCTTCAGTAATAATCTTCTGCGCCTTGTCCATAGCCTTTTGAAGTTCTTGTTGTTTACAGAACTTCAAGGCTTTTTCTTGGACAAATGACGTACCCTCAAACGGTGCATCTTTAACTTGTTTTAGTGTATCCAAAACAATCTTAGCAACCATTTCTTGGGTAATCTCAGATTTTACAATTTGGTCAAGAGTTTCAAAGTTAGGTGTTGATTCATATTTAGAGTGGTACTCCTTAATCATCTGTAAGATGATTTTAAAGTACTTATTGTCAAAATAAGAAGCTTCAATCACATCCATAATGGATGACGAAAACTCTTTATCTTCAATGATTTGATTCAGCAACTGAATCTGAAATGTGTTCCCTAAATAATCAAAATTTTTGTTCATACGTGTCCTAAATTATCC